AGTTCAGTTATTCAGAGTAATACAAGACAGAAAGTTCTTCCTGTACAATCTCGACTCGAAAATAAAGGTCGCCAAGGAAATTATTGATAGGTTTCCTGACCGCATTTTCATAACTTTTAGTGAGTCAACAGAGTTCGCTGAAAGACTTGCAGAAGAGATAGGGGATGAAGCTGTAGCATATCACAGCAACCTTACAACACTTGTTGTTGATGACAAGAAAAAAGTTGTAGCAAAGGCTGTGAAGGTAGATAATCGGACCAAATATAAAGATAAGAGTGGCAATCTTTATACGTGGGATCAAATTAAATCAGCTTACCCCAATAAGAAACTGTCATTGTTAGGAAATAAGAGAAGAAAAGACCTGGCAATTAAACGGTTTAAAGATGGAAGAACCAAGATAAGAGCAGTCAGCACTGCCAAAGCACTTGATGAAGGCGCTAACTTCCCTTCACTCAGTGCATCAATCGTCACTTCCGGTTCTTCTAAAACAAGACAAAGTATTCAGCGTCTTGGAAGAATGATCCGCTATCAGGAAGGCAAAAGTGCTTTTCAGGTAGAACTGTATGCCAAAGGCACGCAGGATGAAAAGTGGCTTATACGAAGACAAGAAGAGTCAATTAATATTCAATGGATAACATCAATTAATCAAATCAAAGCATGAAGCACCATGATCATAGAAGTATCCGTGGATTTCCTCGTAAAACACAATATAACATTTGAGCAGTATGCTATGTGTTATATGTTACACGAGGATACGTATGAAATAGATTCAAGAGGAAGACGTGTTTATAAACAGTCTGGTCCCGCTATTGCGAATATGTATAATTATGCAAATAATGTTCGTAAATGGTCTAAGTCTGAGGTTCAAGACTTAGTTGATAAGAAAATTATCAAGCGGACTGGTAAATACGATTCTCCTGATCTATTAGAATTAGAAAAGTCTTTTGCGAAAGCACTATTTATACATATGTCTGACTTTGAGCAGTTGTTTGATTTATATCCTTCTCACTTAGACTTCGGTCCCGGAAGAGCAAAGGGTATATTGAAAGCCTGTAATAAGGAAGAAGTAGAGAAATCGTATAAGAGTGCTGTACGTACAAAAGCAAAACACAAATATATAATGGATATAACCCGCTGGGCAAAAGAACATAATATGCTCAACTTGTCTTTTGAGAAATATGTCAAAGGCAGGTATTGGGAAGTACTAAAAGACGATTACGAAAATCAAACTGCCATAGAAACAAAAGACCAAGAAATGCTTCTATGACAGATTCGTATGACGAACTCATCAAAGATATACAAAGTGGCCGTGAAGGTAAAAATAAATGGATTCCTTTCGGCTTTCGTAAACTTGATAGTTTTGCAGGTTTATCCAAGCGGTTCTACTATCTGATTGGTGGTGAATCTGGTACAGGTAAAACATCTCTTGTAGATCAAATGTTTGTACTGAATCCCTATCAATGGTATAGAATGAATCAAGACAAGACAGATGTACGTCTTCGTATTATCTATCGGTCTATGGAGCGGTCTAAGAAGTTCAAGTTAGCGAAATGGGTAGCACAAAGATTGTGGACCCACTATCATATATTGGTAGATGTTCCAACCTTACTTGGTTGGGGTATGAATAAGCGTGTATTACCAAATGAAGTAATGGATAAAGTAATCGAGTGTAAGGATTATTTCGATGAGATGTTTGAAATAGTCAATATTACAGACGGTGCTGATAATCCCACTGGTATTTACAAGCAATGTATTAGTATATCTCTTACAGAAGGCAAGTTGTTAAAGTCAGATGGAGATAGAATATACTTACATACAGATACCTCAATGAAAGGGAAAGAAATAAAAACCTTTTCTGGTCAGCATTATGAGACTACAAGTCAAGGTATTGTCAAATATTATGAAGTAATAAAGATATATGACAAGCACTATAAGATTTACCAATATGATACCAATTATTTCCCTGAACATGAAAACAGTCTTAATGTGCTTCTTATTGATCACATTGGCAAGTTACGACATGAAAGGGGATTTAATGATAAACAGACCTTGGACAAGGGCTCTGATTATTTTGGTGAGTTACGTGACATCTTCGGATGGACACCTGTTGTCATTTCACAGTTTAACAGAAATATATCCAGTATAGACAGGCGTGTAAAAACAGATCTGTCACCTGAGAAACAAGATTTCAAAGGTACTGGTGATATCTATGAAGACTGTGATTTTGCAATGGGTTTGTTTAATCCCAGAGAAAACGGACTTGATGTATTCAAGAATTATAACCTGCATAAACTTACAAATAACAGGGGTTATAATCGTTTTCGTTCTATTCATATACTGAAAAATACATACGGTATAGACAATATAACAATGGGATTAAACTTCATTGGTGAATGTGGTTATTTCGATGAAATGCCACTTCCCAGTGAACTAGACGAAGCTATGTATTATAACTTAGCAAACCCTGCAGAGAACTTACGCTCCCAAGGGATAACCGTTAAAAACCTAATGGAATAAAACGAATGAGTGAACGTATAGCCATCATAGGTAATAGTGGTGAAGGTAAGTCTACGTCTATCAAGGACTTAGACCCAAAATCTACCGCTATTATAAATGTAATGGGTAAACCCCTTCCCTTTAAGGGTTGGAGAAAACATTACAAAACCATAGATCCAAAATCAAATACAGGAAACTATCACGTAACTGCAAATCCTGTACAGATAGTTAAAACTATGAAATATTTTTCTGATAACCGGGAAGATATTAAAGTGATAATTATCGACGATTTTCAGTATATTATGAGTACTGAATTTATGAATAGGGCCACCGAGAAAGGTTGGGAAAAATTCAATGAAATAGGACAAAATGCTTGGAATGTAATATATACAGCCGGCAATCTTCGAGATGATATAAAGGTAATCGTTCTGGCACATGATGAGCGAGTAGAAGAAAACTATGTGACCAGACGTAAAATTAAAACGATTGGGAAAATGCTAGACGACAAGGTAACTCTTGAAGGTCTATTCACAGTCGTTCTCTTTACAAAAGTCACTGTATCAGATGATGGAGAGCCTAGTTTCCATTTCCTGACTACCATTGACGGACAATCACCAGCAAAATCTCCAATGGGTATGTTTGAGGATAAACTTATCCCAAATGACTTAGGCTTTGTGGTAAACAAAGTCGAAGAATACTACAACGGAGAATAATCTAAACAACAAAACACAGAGGAACAATGAGTAATATTGATCTAAACAACATCACAGAAGTAAAAGCAACACAAACACGTTCACAGTCTTATGACTTGAAGTACAACACACAATATAAAAGATTTAGCGTGTCTAAGTCTTTCTATACTGAAAACAATATGAGTGAGTATGGATTCAAGTTGTACCAAACAGTTTTAGATGGTGACACTGTACTTCTGTTAGGGAAAGTGTCTAATGAAGAAGCATCTTTTTACCGTGGTAGAGAAGGTAAAGAGAAACTAAATATTTTCTTCAACAATGCATTTTCTCAATCATTGCTTGGGTTGACAAGCCTTAATGATGAATCAAATGCTTCTATCTCTATGAGACTTACACCAGTAGCTAACAATAATGACCTTGAATTATTTGAGGTAATTATTACTGCTATTGATGTAAAAGAAGAAGAAGCAGCAACACTAACCGCTTAATAAGATAAACTATGAAGTTTGAAACAAGTAAAGCAGAAATACAAGATTCAGGTAATGCAAGTTATCTGTCAATGCCCTACTTGGGTGAAGCACGATTAACTTCTGTTGTTGTAGAAGATATCGAGTCTAAGTCAGGTGATTTATTTCCTGATGTACTTAAATTTCAATTTAAGGTTCTTGGAGAAGATGTCGTAGGCAATGATGTCAAAGGACAGATTGTTGAAAAGGCAGAATTTCCACCAAGAGAAGATGATGACCAGAAAAAGATTACAAATAAAACTGGTCGCATCGGTTACATTATGAAGTACTTTATGCCTGAAGAGGATGTACTTATTGGTAACGCAAACTCTTGGCGTGA